AGAGAACCGAGGCGCTGTGAAAGCGCAGCACCGGAAGCCGAGCAGATGCGAAGCGAAGCACAGAGCCGGAAGCTGAGGAGCGGCGAAGAAAAGCGCAGAGAACCGATGCGCTGTGAAAGCTGAGGAGCTGCGAAACAAAGCACAGAGAACCGAGGCACTTCGGAAGCTGAGGAACTGAGAAAGCACAGCGATGGAAGCTGAGGAGCTGCGGAGCGAAGCGCAGAGAGGCGAGGCGTGCGGATCAGGTTGATTTTGCGCGGTGGCGGCTTTGTTCAGATGCAGGACGGAGAATGCGAAATGGTGGTTGTTTCAAAAACTGAAAATACCACAGGAGTTCGGAGGTGAGGCAATGACCAGGGCGCAAAGAGTTGTCATGAACCTGCGGGAGTGCGCGAGCGGGAGAAGCTGCAAGCGCTGCTCATATTACTGCGCGACGCTGACAGGAGACTGCAAGGTCGGCGCATGCGTTAATAACCTGATGAGCGAGGCGGCCGATGTGATCGAGGCTCTGGAGGCCGGAAAACGCGCGAGAAGGCGCGAGCCGGCCGGCGTGACATTGGATAGCGTTATTGTCATGAAATAGCCGCTGCCGTGACGACGGCAGCGTGATGAAAAGGAGAAAACGAAATGAATACTGTTGCGAACATGGTGCTGATGCCGATGTCATCATCGACAGGTGGGAAAAGTTTACAGGAGAAAAGGCGGTCAAGCTATGACGTGCGCGGACGCGCGGCGCGAGCTTGGCAGATGGCGAGGGACGCTGTCGCGGCAGGAAATGCGGACGCTGCACGGTCAGATCCGCAGCGGCGATGCGGACGGAGCCATGAGGGGCCTTGCTGCAATTTTAAGGAGAAAGCAAAATGCCAAGACAAAGACAGACGGTGGCGGTGCTGAGAGCGTCCGGCAGCCGGCACTATTCGCAAGAGGAGCTGGAGGAGCGCGAGCGTGTAGAGGTCAAGCCTCCGGAGACAGACCGCGTGGATGCGCCCAAGTACCTAAAAGGGGCGCTGCGGGAGAAGTTTGACCGCATTGCGGCGCTTCTTCTCACGATGAACATATTCTCCGAGCTGGACGCGGATGCGCTGGCGAGGTACCTGATCGCCGAGGCAAATTATCTGTCGGCTACCAACAAGCTCACGGCCGCTCTTGCGCGCGGAGACGCGAAGGACGCGGACAAGTGGAGCGCGATGCAGGACCGCTTTTTCAAGCAGTGCCGCGCGTCAGGCGCAGACCTCGGCCTTACAGTGACCGGGCGCTGCCGGCTGCAGCTTCCCAATGTTCCGGAGGATGTGGATGCGGAGGAAAGCGAGCTGTTCGGCGATGGATAGGCGCAGGGCGAGAGCCACGGGGCAGCACCACGCGGTGAGCGTGTACGCCAAGCAGGTCGTGCGCGGAAGAATGCACGATGAGTGCTGCATCTATGAGATTGCGGCGTGCCAGAGGCACTTGGACGATCTTAAGCGGCAGGGCACAAAAAGCTTTCCGTATGTTTTCGACACCACGCGCGCCGACCGCATCATCAAGTGGTTTTCACAGTGCAGACAGGTGCGCGGCGTGGATGCCGGCAAGCCGATCGAGCTGGAGCCGTGGCAAGTGTTTGACCTCGGCTGCACATACGGCTGGGTGCACAAGGACACCGGCGCGCGGCGCTTTACCCACACATACAACAAGCGCGGGCGCGGCAACTATAAATCCACGGAAAAGAGCTGTCAGGGCCTTTTCCATATGTGCGCGGATGTGATTTACCCGCCATTTCAGCCGGAGGATGCTAAGTTTGAAAATCAGCCGGAGGTAGAGTGTGCTGCCGTCGACCGCGGGCAGGCGATGCGCGTGCTGGGCGATGCCAAGGAGATCGCAAAGGCAAGCCCAGCCATTATGAAGCGACTGATCGTGCCGCGGAGCAACCCGATTGTACATAAAACGCGCGGAGGCTTCATGCGGGCACTTTCGCGCGACACGAAAAACAAGGACAGCGGCGCACCGTGCTACTATGTTGTGGACGAGTATCACGCGCACACGACATCGGAGATCTACGACCTCGGCACCAACAGCTTCGGCAAACGCTCTCAGAGCCTGCTGGACGTGATTACCACGGCAGGAGACGACGCGCAGAGCAAGCCGTGCTACACCGAGGAGGGGTACGCCAAGCGCGTGCTGACGGACAAAAGCGTGCACGATGAGAGCTACTTCGTGATGATCCGCGAGGCAGACGAGGGAGACGATCCGCACGATGAGCGGGTATGGCACAAGGCCAACCCCTGCCTGCGCTATGACGGCGAATACAGCCGTATCCTGCTGCGGCAGATACGGGATGAGCATACGGCCGCATACGCCGCCAACGATCCGGAAAAAATCAGAAAGTTCCTCACGCGGCGCCTCTGCCTTTGGCAGACTGGCAGCGCGACACGATATCTTGACGAGAACTGCATGAAGAAGCTGCGCGAGAGCATGGTTGGGCCGCAGGAATTTGCGGCACTGACGGACGGTCTTGATTGCTTCGGAGGCTTCGACCTCGGCAAGCGCATTGACCTTTCCGGCGTTGCTGCCGTATTTCTGCTTCCAGATGGGCGTGTGGCGCTCCGGCTGCACGGCTTTATGCCGGAGGCGGGCGCACAGAAGCACGAGCACAGCGACCGCGTGCCATACATCGCATGGGCAAAGGAGGGCTGGTGCACGCTGACGCCGGGAGAGGTGACCGACAACAGCTATGTGTACGCTTGGCTATGCCAAGGAGAGCGGGAGCACGGGTGGAAAATTACCGAGGTGGACTATGACGGGCACAACGCGACCGACCTTGCCATTAAGATGTGCGAGGAGCGCAGCAATGAGCAGTTCTGCGTGGAGATCTCGCAGACATGCTCCGGACAGAACCTTGCCGTGAAAACATTCCGCGAGCTGCTGCTTGAGGGGAAAATCGTTCTGGAGTATTCCGAGCTTGCGGCATGGTGCTTTGCCAATGCTGTGGAAATTGTGAACAACTACGGCGATATCAAGCTGAGCAAGAAACACAAGGACGACACGGAGCGCATCGATCCGGTGGCGGCTGCGATGAATGCCCTTGCCCGCGCGCTGGTGCGGCGCAGCAATCCGACGCTTAAGGACAGCATTGCTGCCGGCGGGTGGACGATGTGACCGCTGAATGAAGGAGAAAACAATGCGAAAATTACCGACGGCTCTGCTGACGGGCGGGGCACTGACGATGTCGGCAGGTCTTGCGCTTTGGAGCGCTGCTGCCGGAATCATGCTGCTGGGCGCGTTTGCGATTGCGGCAGGGATATTGATCATTCGAGGAGGCAGAGACGATGAACAGTCTTGAACGGGGCATCGCAAAATCGTTTACGAAAAAGAGCGCCGCGGTGAGCGGAAGCGGCGGAGGCGTTCTGACGCTGCAAAGCAGCCTCGGATGGGGCGCGGAGAGCAGCGAGGAGAGCGCGCTGAAGGTCAGCGCGGTCAACGCCTGCGTGGAGATCATCTCGAACTCCATCGCCATGCTGCCGTGCTTCATCATGGACGATGGGAGTAAAAAGCACATTGACGACCACTTCTTGGGCGAGGTGCTGTGGAGAAGGCCAAATGAGATTATGACGCCGATGCGCTTTCGGCAGGTGACAGAGGCGCAGGTGCTGCTGCGCGGAAACTGCTATGTATGGCTGTACCGCGACCGCGCAGGACGCGTCACGGAGATGCTGCCTATTCCGGAGGGCTGGTGCTCGATGGTGCTGAATCAAAACACGGGGCACTATGAGTACCGCGCTTGTGATCCGAAAACGGGGCGCTCTTATACCTTTGATCCCATTGACATCGTTCACTATCGCGGGCTTTCGCTCGACGGTGTGAACTCAATTTCCGTTTTGGAGCGCGCACGGCGCACAATTGAGACGGCGAGCCTGATGGAGGATTACAGCAGAGCCACCTACCGCAACGGCGGACGGCCCAGCGGCGTGCTGACGGTGGACACCGACCTTGGCGGAACGACTGAGGTTCCACTTGCAGATGGTACCACCAAAACGGTGCCCATCAAGGAGGTTATCCGCGCGGAGTGGGAGAAGTACAACAGCGGGGCGGACAACAGCTTCCGCACGGCAATCCTCGACCACGGTCTTAAGTATCAGCCGATTTCCATTTCCAATGCGGACGCGCAGTTCGTGGAGAGTAAAAATATTGCCGTGGAGGACATCTGCCGCTTTTTCACGGTGCCGACCTACAAGCTCGGCATCGGGAAGCAAAGCTACAACTCCAACGAGCAGAACAACATCGAGTTCGTGACCACCACGCTGCAGCCGCGCATTACAGACCGCGAGCAGGAGGAGACATGGAAGCTGCTGCCATACAGCGAGCAGGTGAAGCGGCATTACCGCGTGCGCTATAACATGGCGAGCATCCTGCGGGCGGACGCAAAGACGCGCGCCGAGGTGGAGAACATCTACCGCACGAACGGCACTTACAGCGTCAACGACATCTGCGATCTGGAGGACAGACCGCACGTGCCGGGCGGCGACACGAGGTATGCCAGCCTCAACTATGTGCCGCTTGAGTTTTTTGAGCTGCTATCTATGACGCGCAACGGCGCATCTTCAGATAAGAACGCAGGAAAGGAGGAGTAAGCGATGGAAAACATTCAGAAGGCGGGAAAGCTCGGCGGAAGCGTTGAGGTGAGCGACGAGGTGCTTGCAAAAATCAATGCCTACGCGCTCTTGCCGCTGGAAAAAGAGCAGGTTTTCACCTTTAAGCTCGCCGCGTGCGATTCTAACATTGACCGCGACCTTGAGCAGTTTACGCCTGACTGCCTGCGTGCGCTCGCGCCGATGTTCCTCGGCAAGACGGTCATCCTCGACCACGACTGGGAAGTGAAGGGACAGACGGCACGCATCTACGACACCGAGGTGGTAGACGATGAGGGCGTGAGCCGGCTGATCGAGCACTGCTATATGCTGCGCTCGGAAAAAACGCAGGCAACGATTGACGCGATCAACGCCGGTATCATGCGTGAGGTGAGCGTCGGCTGTGCGGTCGGGAAAATGACCTGCTCGATCTGCGGAGCGAATTACTGCGAATGCGGGCATCTGCGCGGAGAGAGCTACAACGGCATGCAGTGCGTTGTGCTGCTGGAGGAGCCGATGGATGCCTACGAGA